CGACTTGTCAGGGTCTGGCAGATGTCATCCTTGGAAATGCTCACTCTGCTATCGGCAGGGTGATTTTCCAATGCAATTGCCGCCGGAACGACACCTGCACGCAATGTAGGAGATTTCTCTTTCTCGTAGCCGATACCCCTTGCATTTGCGGAATGCTCGGTGCAGAAACCTGCTGATTCCAGAACGCAAGGCGGATGATGTGCTTCAGCACGGAGTGTTGCAGTTTTGTCTGTCAGGACATCAATTCGCTCTCCGCCTTGGTCACACATACAGATTGTGCCTGCCTCTCCAGTGCAACTTTCAATACCCTCGGAAGCTGTTTTCCACGAATGGAAGCTCTGCGGAGAATACCCAGACAGGCCCTCGGACTCAAATAATACGAGGCACATTGACCTCCAAAATCTGCGACAAGAAACAGACGTCGGCGTCTCTGAGCGACTCCGAAGTGTTGAGCGTCGAGAAGTCTGAAGGCGACGGAGTAATCGTCTGCCATGATGTATCCGGCTTTTGCCCACTTCGCAGGTCGAGAAATACATACGGATTCATCTTTAATCCGGCAGATTTCTTCGAGGACACGGCGGAAGTCTTCGCCGCCGTTGCTGGACTGACATCCAGGAACGTTTTCCCACACGATGAATCGTGGATATTTGCCATTTGTAGCGCACCTCATTTCTTTAATAATTCTGATTGCCTGAAAAAACAGGCTGGAACGGCTACCGTCCAGACCACTACGCTTGCCGGCGATGCTCATGTCCTGGCAAGGGCTGCCAAAAGTTATGATGTCTACAGGTTCGATTTGCGCCCCATTGATTTTTGAAACGTCTCCGAGGTGTTTCACCTGCGGAAATCTCTTCTTAGTTACAGCAATCGGGAAGGGTTCTATTTCTGAACAGCTGACAGGCTTAATTCCTGCCAGTATTGCGGCAAGTGGAAAGCCACCGGAACCGTCAAAGAGAGAACAGAGTGTAAGTTGTTTACTCATTTGCAGCACGTCCTCTCTGTGCATCATCAACACCACCATCCTGAATATTCAGTTCTTCATCGGTGAAATTATGTATCTCTGAACAAGCACGTTTCACACCGTCTCGAATTACAAACACCTCATCAGCAGAACCAACAGCCGCAACATATCTTCTGACAATTGCAGATGCATATTTCGGGTCAAGTTCCTGTGTATAACAAATTCTATTTGTCTGCTCAGATGCAATCAGCGTAGAACCGCTTCCACCGAAAAGGTCGAGAATAATGCCGTTTTCCTGTGAAGACATCTGAATCGGATATGCAATCAAAGGAAGTGGTTTCATAGTCGGATGCAGTTTGGACTTTTTCGGTCTGTCAAATTCCCAGACTGTTGTCTGCTTGCGGTCACCATAAAACTTATGCTTTGCTGTATCCTTGAAAGCATACAAGACCGGCTCGTGTCGCATCTGGAAATCCATTCTGCCGATAACAAGTGTATCTTTTACCCAGATACAAGTTGTAGAATAATGAAATCCGGCATTAACCGTTGCATTGAAAAAGTTGCACTTTTCAGCATCGGAATGGAAGCAGTAAAAAGCTCCGCCATCAGCAAGTGATGTATACACATTCTTAAAAGCATCAAGAAGGAACTGATAAAATTTCTCGCTGTCAGTCCACTTGTCATTCATGATACGCATTCCGGTTCCACCCTGATATGCACAATTATAAGGGGGATCTGTGATGCAGGCATTGGCTTTCTGTCCGTCCATTAACAGTGCAACTTCATCGGGCTTTGTGGAATCACCGCAACGAAGTCTGTGTCTGCCGAGAAGCCAGATGTCACCGTTTTCTACAAACGGTTCAAGTTCTGCAGCCTTGTCGACATCGAAATCATCGTCCTTGACATCGTAATCATCCGTCGCAAACAAATCAGCCAGTTCCTTTTCATCAAAGCCGGTAAGACCGAGGTCGAAATCCTCTGCCTGCAATTCGGATAATTCTACAGCAAGCATTTCATCGTCCCAGCCTGCATTCAGCGAAAGCTTATTATCCGAGATGATATAAGCGCGGCGCTGTGTTTCAGTCAGATGGCTTTCCTTGATACAAGGAACTTTCTTTAAACCGAGTTTCTGAGCGCCATAAAATCTGCCATGCCCACAGAGGATTGTATTATCTTCTGCGATGATAATCGGTGAAAGAAATCCGAACTCCTTGATTGAAGCCGCTATCTGTGCTATCTGTGACTCTGAGTGTGTTCTTGCATTTCGTGCGTACGGAATAAGCTCGCTTATATCCGCCAGATAATACTGCGTTTCCTTGTTTTCCATTTCAGTTGCCCCTCCTGCGTATAATCTTGTGCAGCCCCTTTCGAGCATCGTTGACATTGCCTTTCACAGCCTGTCCCTTGATTGTGTTATACTGCTGTTTTGTAAGATGCTGGCGGTTATGCTTCAAATCTCGCCAAAATTGTGTATCTGCTTTCATGTATCCTCCAAATATAAAAATAACCGCTGACAGCGGCTTTCGTATTTATGCTATTTTTGGTATCTCTAAAAGTTGTTGGCACGGCATTACTGCAATTTCTGCTTCTAATAAATAGGGCTTGCATTTTGCTTCTACCTTTTGCTTAACCCATTCAGGTGCCTCCGGCACATCATTCAACTCACCGGCATATTCACGAAAAATTAGTGATGCCGCATGATTATACATCTGTGCACAGATTACTGCACTCTTGTTTTGTCCAAGATTAATTCTCTTGTCGTTTAATCCAATTCTTGCTTTATATGCATTGGCGTTTTTAACAAAAGTTACACCAACATATCCTGTAGTGCTATTTTTCAATCGACTTTTATTCATAGAATTTTGTTGATATGTAACAAGATGCAAATTACATTTTCGACAGTCATAAGGCTTTCGGTTTATATGGTCAATTTGTATTCCCTTATTTTCACTTGGATTAAATCCCATTACGAGATTGTGCAGTCGGATTGTATTTCTGTGCTTTGAGGTGGAAAGAATGTAATCCTTACCCCAATGCCACCAATATTTTGAAACAAGTTCTATATCCTCAGCATCAATGAAAAATTCGCTTCCGTTGGGCAAGATGCCTGTAGCTATGCCGTCATGGACAGAAAATTTATAGTCAGGAGTACACTTCTGACAAGGTTGTCCTTTTCGGGAATTAATTTCAGACATTGTTTTGTATGAGATATTTTTACAAAGCAAACACTGACATTCATAAAGAAAAACCTCTTGCTTATTTTTACCTGCCAATTGTAATACCTGCCAATTATTGATGATTTCACCCGCATGAAGACGTGGTTTTTTTGGTCTTATTTTTTTGGCACAGTCACAGCATTTAGGATTGTCTTTCATTAAGAATCCACGTTCAACAATATACTCTTTACCACAGTCACATCGCACCATATATTGTAAATGGCCGGACTTTCCACGCCCGACTTCTGACAACACTGTCAGATATCCGATTTTATCACCACAAAGAATAGACTTTTTTTGTTTTTGGGGCATAATTATCACCTGTTTCTTGAATTTAGCAAACGCTCCATAAGGTCATCTTGCGGAGAACCCTGAAATTCAGAGGAGCAGTTCTCCTTAACAATTTGAAAAATTGCATACCAAGTACTGTTTACCTGCTTCATGTATGCCTGAGACATTGCAACGTAAGGTGAGGCAATTGCGTTTCCGGTCGTTGGATGGCGGGCAAGCATACCTGTTCCCGATATTATTTCCTCGCACTGTACCCATCGGCTGACTGACATAGCATATTGATTTACCAGTTGTTGACTGACAATCTTATCACAGCCACGCTCCTTTAGCCACACATAGGTTTCATTGTACACTTCTTCAGCAATCAGTGGCTTACCGTTTTTCTGCGGTGACTTCATAAATTCCTTTACGGGAGGAATATCTGCACCGGTAAGTTCTGCCGGTTCAAGCATTGCTGTTGCTGCTTTGCCTTCTGCAATTTTCTCTGCCAGAGCTTTTGGCTTACGCCCAGCCCCAGCTCTTGCACCACCACGTCTTGTACCATCCTTAGCCATTTGAAAAACACCTCCCGATTGAAAAAATAGCAGAGTTTTCAAACAATTCATGTTTAAAAATCTCCTGAAAATTGAGATAATAAAAATGCCATAAAGTTACTGAAATCACAAGGAAATCAGCACTTACAGGCGTTCTTACAAAAGTATGCGATTTTAAGGGGTCAATACCAGCTTTGAAAAATGAAAGCTACACACGGCTTTGCCAGCCGGTCAATTTTTTAACCAACTGTAGGGATTTTTATACCCCCGGGGGATTAGTACCTATATTCGGGCGTTTTATCCTCCGTCCATGTTTTCTTATCGTGACACGGTTTGCATAATGCCTGGTAGTTATTCTCGTCCCACATGAGTTTCTCATCACCACGATGCGGTTTGATATGGTCGACAACAGTCGCCTGAACGTATCTACCTTCCTGCATACACGTCACACAAAGCGGATGCTTGCGGAGGTATGCGTCACGGACTTTTCTCCAGCGGTAGTTGTAACCTCGCTTATCCGATGAAGGTCTGTCGGGGTGAAGAGGCTGATGCTCTTCACAGTACTTGCAGTCGGTGAGGTTAGGACAACCGGGGTGATTGCATGGGTGTTTCGGTTTGGTTGGCATGTTTACCTCCACATAAGAAAAGCCGCTACAGATTTCTCTGCAACGGTTTTCTATTCAGTTTTCTATGATATTATTATAGCACATGGC